GTACGAGACCAAGAACATTGGTATCGTGCGGGCGACCATCACTTCCAACTTCGATTGATAGGAGGAACTAACGATGGCATCCCTTTTTGAAGTAACCGCTGGAGCCGCTATCGGCTACGTCAGCGGTGTTGGTGGGGCGGTAACACAAGCTACCAACAAATCCACCGGCGTGACTTTAAACAAGCCGTGTGGTTCGATCACCATGCACAACGCTTCGTTGGCTGGCGACGCTGAAGTGACCTTTACGGTGACCAACAGTGAAGTTGCCGCTACTGATGTGGTAAATGTGTCGGTGAAATCTGGTGCTACCACTGGTAAGTACCTGCCTTTTGTGACCGCGACTGCTGCCGGCAGTTTTGATATCACTGTTTCAAACGTCGGTTCTACCGCCGGTGAAGCTGTGGTTCTCAACTTTGCTGTGCTGAAGTCGGCTGCCGCCTGATGGGTCTGTTCGCCTTCCGGCGACTGCGTGAACAGGAGGCTTTGGTTTCGACCGAAGCCTCTCTTTCCATTGCAGAGCCCACTCCTAAACTTGAAACACCAGAACCATTGCCCGCTGTAGTAGACGATGGCAATCACAATCGACGCAACAGTGGGGGACGCAAACGCAAACTCCTACCTGACGCTGGAAGCAGCCAACGCAATTATTGAAGGATTGGTGCAGGATACTGACGTGACCGCATGGGCGTCAGCTACCGAGGACGAACAGAATCGTGCGCTGTTCACCGCGACGCAACGCATAGACCGTGAGCGGTTTTTAGGTGCTCGCGCAACAGACACGCAGGCATTGCAATGGCCCAGAGATGGTGTCCGCAAGCCAGACACCTACATCAACACTTACGCTACGGGGTTCCCTTTTAGGATCACGGCAGATTATTACACCACCAGCGAGATTCCCGATCAGGTCAAAAAAGCACAAGTCATTCTTGCGGTTTACCTAAACAACAATAAAGATGGCTTGGGGCTTTCTGGTCTTGAGGATTTTAAGGCGGTCAGCATCGGCAGCCTTAGCGTCACGCCCGCAGGTGCCAGCAGCAGCGCAACTGGCGCTGATCGTGTCCCACCGATTTTTGAACGTTACCTAACTGGTCTTAGAATTAGTGGACCAGGCAACATCGCCATCCGTCGCAGCTGATCATGAACTACAACTCAAACGACAGCTACAACATTGGCTTTGAGTACATCAGCGACACGGCTGCTCATACTGGGCGGTTCTGGAAACTTTACGCGGTAGCTGATGCTGTGATTAGCACTGCCACAGTACAAAACGCTAGTGGCAACACTTTTAGCTCTGTGCCGCTTAGCAAGGGCGATGAGATCCAAGGCGTGTTCACTAGTGTGACTCTGACCTCTGGCAAGATCGTTGCTTACAAGATCTGACCATGGCATTTAAAGGACATCAGGCAAACGGGGTTGATTACACGCTTGGCGCTGAGGTCATCCATGATACCGTTGCCCATACTGGGCGGTTCCACCATATTGACTTTTACGAGAACACGCAGATTGATATAATCATCAGCACAAACATGACAGGCAACACTCTAAACGGTGAGTCATTCCCTGCAGGTTTTGAACTGCGTGGATTGTTCACCAGCATCAAGCTGCATAATGGTGCGTGTATCGCCTATAAAGTCTGATGGCACTTACCACTTCACTACGCAAAACTGCCAGCAAGTTAATGGCAAAGTTCGGCGGAGAGGTAACATTCCGTCGAGTAACAACAGGTGCTTATGACCCCGCTACAGGTGCCGCAACACCAACCGTTTCTGACACAACGATCCGTGGTGTTCTTGAAGCTGTTTCAGAGCGTGAGGCTAATGATTTGATAAGAGGAACCGATAAAAAACTAACGATAGCAGCGGCTGATTTGGCTTTTGAGCCGGCAGTCTCTGATCAAGTAACTGTGAGCAGCAGAGTCATGCAAATTATCATCGTCAATAAAATTGAACAAGACAACACAGCAATAGTCTTTGAAATCTTTTTGAGGGAATAACGATGGCACGTCAAATTAGGCTGGACCAGATTGATGACTATGCAAGAGAACAACTTGAACTGTTGATTAGAACTGCAACATTAGAAGCTGAAGCGCGTCTCAAAGTAAGAACGCCAGTTGATACCGGTAGATTGAGAAGTAACTGGCAAATAACACAAGAGCCATTAAGGGGTTCTGTTTTCAATAATCTTCCTTATGCCGCACCTGTTATTGCAGGTACAAATCTTCCACCATCCTGGCAGGGGATACAACGCACAGAACCATTTCTTGATATTGTCGCTAAAGATATCCAGACTTATGTTCAAGCTGAAGCACAAAGGATTGGCAGAAGATCATGAGCCTAAACACAATTCGTTCAGCTATTGAAGAGCGCATAGCCACAGAATTTGCTTTAGCGCCAGTGCTTGAGGTAGCCTTTCAAAATGTCCCGTTTACACCACCAAACAATGCAAGCTGGCTGCAATCGCAGATTGTTTGGGGAGACTCTGCGTATTTAACTATTCTAACAAATAGTTCTGGCGGCACTGGCGATGGATTTGACCGCCGGAATGGGGTTTTGCTGCTCAATATTTTTACCCCACGAGGGCAGGGACCAGGGGCGGGTTTTACCATTGCTCAGCGTTGCATTGATTTATTTTCACGTTTGCAATTACAAAATATCAAATTTGACCCCGCAAATGGACCGCGCACTAGCAAACCAGCTGTGCCAGAGGGGTTTTATCAAAGTCAGATAACCATTACCTTTGAAGCCTACGAGCAAAGCTAGAATACGTTCAGCCACCTACCGTTCACAACCATGGCTACTGTTCTGTCCGGTACGTCCGGCGCGCTCTATTACAAACCAGCTGGCACCAAAGCAATTTTTGGTGAAACCGCTGTTGATGTCGCTGATGATGAAATCACAGTTGACACTTACTTGAATTTTAAGGTTAATGATCCTGTCAAATTCAGTGTTGTTAACATCAATACTGGCGAAGCTGGATCTGGCACTTTGCCTGCTGGTTTGTCAGCCGGTACCACTTATTTCGTCATCGGCTACGCGACTGCAACGGGCATTTTGGAGGTCTCAGCTACTGTCGGTGGCGCTTCTGTTGCCATTACTGATGATGGTACCGCCGTAAGCCCAAACGCTTTTCAGGTTGCTTACGCAAACTATGAAGCTGTTGGGCAAGTGCGCGAATGGTCTTTTGAGATCACACGCGAAGAAATTGATGTGACCACTATCGGTCAAACTCTGGCAGAATATGCCCCATTTAAAACCTACATCACTGGTTATGCTGATGGGGAAGGTTCTGCTTCGGTGTATATCACTGATGACAGTGCAACCATTGCCAGCCGAATGATTCAGGACGTGCTGCAACGACAGCAAGTTGGTGCATCTTTCAAGCTGTATATTGACCGGGTTCTGGTTAGCGGCAGTGTCAACGAAACCTCTAGTCGGTCTATTGCAATGGATGCTGTGCTGACTTCGGCAAGTTACGCTGTTAATCCAGACGATGCTCAGATGGTTGAGATCGCCTTCCGTCCGGCTTCTACGCCATCTTTTGACTTGGATGAAGCGGCATAAAAACCAACACACATTGAACCCCAGGGTTGCACCAGGGGTTTTTTTGTGCTTAAAGTAGAGACCAACAACCAATTTTTATGGCTGGCTCAACAATGCGTGCCCTTGATCGTCTGAAAAAGGCAGCCAATTTGGCTCCTGTTAAAAAGTTGGTAAAGCTCAGTGATGGCACCGACTTCGAGTTTTACTGCTCGCCATTGACAATGGCTGAACGCGAGAAAGCACAGAAAGATGCTGGATCCGATGAAGCAACTGCTTTTGCATTGCAGCTTTTAGTGCAAAAAGCAAAAGACGATGCAGGACAGCCCTTATTCCGTTCTGGTGAAATTGCCGAACTAAAGAATGAAGTACGAGACGAAGATTTGCAGTCTCTAATGTTGGCGATTATTACAAAGGATGATGAACTAACGAAGGACGAAGTAAAAAACTAATATATGACGTAAAGCGAGATTTTCCTTTGCGTCTGTTAATGCGTATCGCCCGTGATTTAGGTTATACGCTTCTTGAGCTACAGGATCGGATCACACTGGAAGAAGTCCAGTTGTGGTCTGCTGTTTATGAAATGGAAGCAAAAGAAGAAGAAGATGCCATGAGAAAAGCACGGCGTAGATAGACTGTGAAAAAAGGGGTGCTGCAAAATGCCTGCTGTTGCCAATATTGCAATCAACATTGACGGCAGCAGTGCAAATGCCGTACTAGATGAGCTCAAGAAACAAGTTGAGGCGCTAAACGGAACCTTTGAGGATACGAGCAAAAAGGGAAAAAATTTTTCTGAGAGATTAAAAGAAGCTGCCACATCAGTTGTTGGTCAACTTACCGCTGTTGCTTCAGCCGCAGCCCTAACGACATCAGCGTTTAACGTCCTCGCACAACAATCTAAAGCAGAAGCAGCACTTAAAACTCTTGGCGTAAATGCAAATATTGCAAGTCAAGAATTTGGAAAGTTGTCAGTTGCTTTGCAGGGGCAAGCCTCAACTGTTGAACTGACGAGTGCTGCTTACGACGTTGCATCAGCAGGTTTTGCTGATGTTGCAAGTCAAACTAAAATCCTTGAAGCGGCAACATATGGAGCGGTTGGAGGACTAAGTGACTTGAATACCGTAGGAAACGCTGTTACCAGCGTTTTGAATGCCTATGGCATGTCTGCTAGTCAGTCAGCAAGTTTAGTCGATAAATTTATTCAAACACAAAATGATGGCAAGATTATTCTTGCCGAATATGCAACTCAAATCGGTAGATTAGCACCTACAGCCTCTGCTGCTGGTGTTGGCATTGATGAGTTAAATGCTGCAATAGCAACGGCTACTGCACAAGGCGTACCTGTCGAAGCCACATTTACTGGATTAAACCAAGCTCTAGTTTCTATTCTCAAACCAACAGCTGAAGCCGAAACCCTGTCTAAGCAGTTAGGGATTCAATTTAACGAAGCAGGCTTGAAAGCATTGGGATTTGGCGGACTTCTGCAACAAGTTGCGGAAAGAACTGGTGGAAGTACAAGCAAAATGGTTCAATTATTTGGCTCTGTTGATGCCCTCAAAGCTGTTTTGCCTTTGACCAATGATGGACTTGTCAAGTTCAATGAAAATCTACAAAAACAAGGGTCTTCAGCTGGTGTTGCAAAGAAAGCGTTTGATGATATGGGCAAATCTCTTGGGGGTGCGTTAAAAGAATTGCAGACAGCATTTCAAAATCTTGTTGTAGCGTTTAAGCCTGTAGTTCCTGCAATCATTGCCCCCTTAAAAATTCTGGCAGGAACGTTGAATTTAATATCGCAAAACCTAAATACAATTATCAAGGTTGCAACTTTCTTGGCGACTTTTGCAGGCGTAACGAATGCAATCGCACTTGCCACTAAAGCCTGGGCAGTAGCGACCACAGCATTGGCTACAGCACAAAAAACAGCAGGTGTAGCGGCTGCATTTTTAAGGGCACTTATGGGTCCAGCTGGAGTCGCACAGGTTGCCCTTGCGGTGGGAGCAGCCACTGCCGCCACTGTTGCCTTAGGTGCAGCAATGGATGGAGCAGCTGCAAAAACTGATAACACAAAAAACAAAACAACCTCAATTAAAGACGAAACCGCCAAAATCAACAGTGAAATCAATAAACAGCTAGCTGGCTTGGATGCGGTAAGTCTTAAACAGTCAGATGCTGTTGGCAAAGCAACTAGCCTATTGGCTGCATATAAAGAACAAACAATATCTATTCAAGCCCAGATTGGTGCGTTGGAGAGAGGGGGATCTATCACTTCTGCACGCTATGAAGCCGAACTGGCTATCAATAATCTGAGAAATGTTCAACTAAATCGTGCTTATTCTCTAGCGGCGACAGACTTTGAGCGCCTTAACATTGCCAAGCAACTATTCCAAAATACAATTCAAGCTGCTATTATTGAGTACAATCAAAAACTTGAGGCGATTAAACTAGAGGAGCAAAAATATGCCCTACAAGTTAAATTACAAGAGGCAAAATATCTAGAAATTGAAGCAGAAGGTAAACTCCAAATTCTTAAGGCTGGTTCGGCTGAAGAAGAAACTAAAAAGACAGAACAATTAAAAGAAGCCCTCGGATCGCAAAGGGCTGCGATTGGTGCAGCTGAATCTATGCTAAGTACTCAAAAGCAAATATCGGTTTATAGCAAACAGACTGCAGATGCACAATTTCAGGCAAAAGTTGAAAGTGCCCAAGCGGCATTTGAGCAAAAAATTATCAGCGATAAACTTGTTGGATCTGCTCAATATGCAGCACAGCTTTCAGAGCAAGTAAAAAATGCTTCCGGTTATGCAAGTGCAATGAAAACCGATACCGCTGGGATCAGTGAAGGCGCCAATGCAGCAAAAGATTACTACAACATCATGGCAACAAATGCTGCTAAATCTGCCAATGCAATAAATGCTGCAGCCGATGCACAGCAACGCTTGAACATGGCGCAACGCGGACAAAATCCTGGACCTGCTAAGCCTGTGCCTGCTTTTGCAGAAGGTGGTTTTGTGTCTCGACCCACTCTTGCAATGGTCGGGGAAGGACGGCAAAATGAATACATTATTCCTGCGGACAGAATGCAAGCTGCAATGCAGCGTTATAGCGCAGGCAAGCGAGGACCAGGAGTTATTCCGCAGTCTCCTACTGACTTTGCTTCAATGCCAGGGGAGTCACGCTCGACTGAAAAACAAGGCGATCTTGCAACGACACAGGCAATGGCAAATATTAATCCTCAAATTAATGTCACAACTGGTCCTGTTTTGCAAATGGATGGTAAGCGCTATGTATCTCAAGATGACCTAATGTCAACTGTTCGCACATCAACTGATCAAGCCGTGCAGGCAACTCTTAAAATGCTCCAGTACAACACTAAAGTTAGGAAGTCTGTCGGGATTGCATAATCATGATTAGTTATGCACAACAACTAACTTTTACGAAGTCTGGTGATACAACGCCAGAACTTAGGTGGCAAAACTTTTTTTATGACAATACCGTTCAACTTTTCATTTATGTAACTTTTACATGTTCCAATTTTGTAAATTCGCTAGAAGGTGCTGCCGGTGGTTTGACGATTGAAATTCCATATAGCATCAGCCTAGAAAATCAAATGCTTAATTACATGCAGCAGGGTTACATTGTTCAAGCACAATTACTTCAATTAAAGGAACCTGCAAGTACAACTACTGGATTTACGGGTGCAACTATTATTTCCACTTATGTTGGAAGAATTGAAAACATCTCTTCTAATTTGCAAACATTGGACATTCAGCTTATCAATTTGCTCGATTTAAGTTCTGCACTGGCTCCGCCAAGAAAGGTCACTGCTAGTCTGATTAAAGGGGTGCCATCTACTTTGCGTCAGGCGTTGTAATGCCATTTTTGCCGTTTCCACAATCGCCAAATCCCTCTGGTTCGGCCACTAAGTTTTTTGATGCTTTAACGCTTAAAAAAACCACTCCGCTAGAAGAACGAGAGCGCGAGCAAAGCATTGTGCAGCTCGGGCAAGCTGTACCGCTTGTGTTTGGCGTTTATAGGACTCTATCTACAAGTGCTCCTGTACCGGGACAACCGTTAAAACCTGCGGCTAATGGCGGTGTGTGGATAGCTCCACTCCTGTTCAAAGCTGCGCATAATGCTAATTTGCTTGAGAGTTCAAGGCTTGGATATATTATCAGTGAAGGATTTATAAGCAACATCAAAATTGATGATGTTTATCTAGGTGAACGCAAGCTCACAGATTGCAAAAGTCTTCTCAAGACGGCTTGGGGTTATGATTACCAAAAACTCCCGACTATATTTTCTGGTATTACACTAAAAGATGGATATTACATAAAAAGGACCGTGCTTAATGTAGGTACAATTTCCACAAATGACAAAAGAAATAATGATGTTAGAAAAAACAGAGACGTAAATAATCCGCAAGAATATGATGACAGCAAATTTGTTATTATTAACAGCCTTGGTAAAAACATCAAATATACAAAGTTTGTTCTAAAGAATAATTCGGCTGTTGCAACTATAGATGGTGAATATACGGGGTTGAATGGAATGCGTTGTATTGTTAATCCATTTCCATGGTCTGCCAACGCCAGAGAAATTGCCTATGAAAGCAAATTACGAATTTTGGAAAAGATTTCAAGTGTTTTTAGATTAGCAAGAAAGGAGTTTAATAAAACTTGGGTAGATAGTGTTACGTATGATATTTATTATAGAGAAACTTCTCCTACGGACACAGCAAATAAATGGGTTTTTTATCGCACAATATCTTTGAAACAAGGACAAACAGTTACCGTAGAAATAACACACGATCAAGCGGCAGAATATGAATACATGCTTAATCCTATTCCTGTTCGATACGCTTCTCGAAATTTAGTTAATCTGAAATACAAGCCTACAGCTTGTTACCCATTCAATCACATTTATGAAGATCTTGATCACCCATTAATTAAGTATGGGGTATATTTTCAACCAGGCAATGCATTTCCTCGATATTACGAAACCCAAGAATGTCTAAATGAATTAGATCACATTGCCAGATTAGATGAATACAGTAAGCATTACAATCAAGGGTCTCGTTATGCAGTTGTTGGCGACGTAGGTGATCCTAATAAATGCTTTAGACCATTTACGATAGAGGCCACTCTAGAAGACCCGAGCCATGTGTTTCGCAATTTAACGAATGATGTTTATGGATCAGATGGTCAATTTACTTGGAACGATGAAACACTAATTGAATCACTGACGCAACTTGAATTTATAGACGTTAAACCTGTTACGCCTTTAATGCCAGATCGTCCTGGGTTGCCTGGAACTATCTTTGGCTCTCCTACTACCCGCCTTTACAACAACATCACTATTGGAGCAATTTCTGCAACTATACAAAATCCAACTAAAGATTATTTAAGCCAACTTTTTATCTTTTGTCGTAATGGCATTAGTGTTTCACGTCGCCTTGGTGGCAATGGCGCAAGTGATAATTTTGCAGACCTTGTTTACTATTTACTAACAAGTTCGACAAACATGGATGCAACCCTTATTGACAATCCATCACTTGTCGTAGCTGCAAAGTTTACCGATAAAATGGGATTTTATTTCAATGGGACACTTGCAACAACTAATGATTTACGGGAGTTCATTAATACTGTTGCGCCATTTTTTCTGCTTAGTCTGGTTATTAACGATGGTAAGATCGGCTTAAAACCAGTGATACCCTTAGATGCAAAATCAAATCCACAGATAGGAGTTGTAAAGCCAAATTTCACTGTTACCGAAAAACAGATACTGCCAGGATCATTCAAGAGGAATTACATTTCTGCAGAACAGCAAAAACCGTTTAACGTTGTAATGAACTGGCGCAAACAAAGTCCTACTGAGATTGGATCAATTACTACAACGATTGTCTATTATCCACAAACTCCAATAACTGCTCCGTATGAACAATACGATATGACATTGTTTTGCACTTCTGAATTTCACGCCATTTATATTGCTCGATATTTATTGGCAGCCAGAAAATATATCACTCATACTATTGAATTTGAGGGTACTAACTTTTTTGCCAATAAAACTCCTGGCAACATTTTTAAGTTAGTTTTGACAATGACAAAGGGGTCAACTGCTAATCCAAGTTCTACCAAGATCATAAATTATTACATGATTGATTCGTTGGCTGAAAGTGTTGATGGCTCAATCGGAGTCCGTGCCACTCATTTTCCATTGGATGCTAGCGGTAAAAGCATTATCGTGAATCAGATGATGAGCGCAAAAGTAGGAGTTGCATCATGACTGCTTTCCCATCTCTACGTCCAAGTGGATGCGTATTTACACCCGGGGATTTTCCCGGCTCTGTTTACAGGGCGTTAAATGGGGCAGAAGTGCGGGTTAGATATTCAGCAGTGCGTATTTCAACCAATATTGACTTGACATTTAATAATGTAAGTGAAGCACATATGCTTTTAGTTTTCAATCACTTCAGTATCCATGGAACATTTGGTCAATTTAGTGTTCCGGCAAGCATCTTCTCGGGTTTCACTACCAATCCGACTACTTTTTATTCACCAAGTCAAGTGACTTGGCGATATTCTGACGCTCCAACCATTTCACCAGTCATAAAGGGACGGCATACTGTCCAAGTAAAGTTGATTTCGATACCTAGGCATTAAACTGGTTGTATCAGCCCCCTTAGATACCAGTGACTTATTTTTCAGGGCGAGATGGATCGCTTGTCTACAACAATCTAGTAGTAGCCAAAGTTTCTGAATGGGCAATTACTGCCAATGTGGCAGCCCTTACTACTACGGTTTTGGGACAGCGAAATGAAAACTACGTTCCTGGTAATTTAGACGCAGATGGCAGTGCCACGATTTTCTATTATCTTGACGCACCAGTCAATTTAATCAACAAGGTCTTTCGTGCTAATACTGATACAAGTGACCCGGCAGTTTTGAATATGAAATTGCGTTATGGCAAAAATACAATTAACTTTAATTGTATCATTACATCAGCAGAACTAACTTGCACTGTTGGGGAAGTTATGCAAGCCAATGTTAGTTTTAAGGTCACCAATGGATTTACAGGTTTAATCCTCAACGCAACATCATGACTATTTACATTGGAAATACGGGCAAGGTTGATTTTCAACGTTCAATTAATGACACTATTGTTGAGGGTTTAGTTGGTCCAACCGATATAAGTACAACTAAAAACCGCTTTAGTTTTGAGTTTCCAGATGGAACACTTGTCTCTGGAGATCGTATTCAAATAAAAACAACAATGCAGTTTTTATTTTTCATAAGTCAAAGTGCATGGAGTGATAACATACAAAGAAATCAAGGTACTTTTTTCGTGCATGTTGACATTCTCGGCGGTCTGTATTTGTACAATACTTTTCAAGAAGCGATTGAAGGCAGTACGAATGGACGTTTGACACTAGCAAATACTGGCAATAGTACACCAATTACAGTGCAAGTGGTCAACTCAAGTTATAGGCAACTTGGCGATGTGGTTTCGTATGAATTTAATACAGAGCGGGACTCCGTAGATGTAACCACTTTGTCGAATAGTTTCAAAGAACAATACAGCACACTAATAAGTGGAAGCGGCAAGATCACATGTTTCTTTGATTATTTTGCACGATCTAAATCTGGTAATATCACGGAAAAAGCAATTTATATGCACCAGCTTTTGATACGTCAACAGATAGGGGCGGAGTTTACGGCAAAACTTTATTTACTGTCTGCTGGAACTAATGGTGCCCTAGATAATCGCAATGATTCTATTTGGTACGAACTCACCGGCATATTGACTAACGTCGGCATTAGTTTTGAATCATCTGATGCTGTGCGGTCTGAAATCGAATTTATTTCCAAGGGTTCAGTATTATTGAAGTTCGACACCGCTAGTTGACCGATTAGACTGACTGCATTAAACCCTGTAATCCGTAGGGGTAATGGCTGATTTCATCATTGTCGATCTTGATCCGATTGACGCCGCAAACGTTGAAAGCACGGATTTCCTGCCTCTAGCAGATCTGAGCGCAAGCGATCAAAAAAAGGTCACGGTAGTGGATTTGGCTACTGCCATGTCAGCTGCTTTAGGGATCGACATCGCCAATGACTCAGTAACAACTGCCAAAATTGTTGATGATGCAGTTACACAAACAAAACTTGCGGATGATGCGGTAAGTACCGCCAAGATTGAAGCCTTCAGCGTCACTGGCTCTCAAACCGCAGGAGCCAAAATCTTGATTGAGGCGGGAAGTGTCGGCGCCGACGACTTAGCCGCAGACGCTGTAACGACCGCAAAAATTGCCGACGACAGCGTAACGACTGAAAAAATTCTTGATGAAGCTGTCATCAACAGCAAAATTGCACTGTCATCCGTTGAGCCTGATCGTTTACTACCAACTTCCGGCGCTGCTGAATTTCTCGCTGGTCCGACTGATTCCGCTGGCGCAGTAACTGCTAGAACCATTGCTGCCACCGATCTCCCCGCAGCAACCACGGCTGAAATAGGCGCTGTAATGGTTGGCGACAGTCTGACCGTGGACGGCGCCGGTATTATCGATGTCAACATTGCCACCACAACTATCGCAGGCATCGCCAGTTTTCCTTCTACATCTGGTTTGGACGTTGATGTTGATGGAGTAGTTACTCACAGCACGACGGTCACAGCACAAACATTTAACGGCATCACATTTAGTGATACCGGCCACATCACTGGTGTAACGCCGCTTGTCCCAGCCGATCTACCTGTCGCAACAACCAGTGAAATCGGCGGCGTCAAACCCGGAACTGGTTTGGACGTTGACGTTAGCGGCACCCTTGATCACGAGGACAGCATTGCCGCTGGGACCAGTGCTGGCATTACGTTTAACGCAACTGGTCACATCACCGCCACTACTCCACTTGTTTCCGCTGATCTTCCGGTTGGTACTACCTCAGCCATTGGTGCAGTTTCTGTTCCTGGCGCAGACGCCCTTAGCATTAGTGGCGCTGGTGCAATCACCCACGACAACAGTGGCGTTACTGCTGGCACTTATACAAAAGTCACTGTTGATGCTGCAGGCCACATCACTGTCGGTGACGTATTAACAGCATTCGATATTCCCGATATTGATGCCAGCAAAATTACAACCGGTGTATTTGGAACGGCACAGTTAGCTGAAAACAGTGTCACGGCAGCTCAGTTGGCAGACTATGGAATCGCTCAAGTAAGCGAAACTCAACCTGTCCCAGAATTTGCTGGTCAATGGTGGATTAGCCCTTCTGATCGTTCTGCTTATATCTGGGTAGGTGTTGTTAGTCCTACGCCAAATGGTTATTGGTTAAATGTTGGTTATGGGGCACCCCTACAACTTAATGTGCGTCTTGGTGGTACTTATAACGCCAGTACAAATCTCGTTGTTTCACTAAATGAATATGGAACTGAAGCCGGATTAACTGTTGGGCAAGCTCTCAACACGCCAAGTAGTCAAAACAATGGCATTTATCTTATTGTCACAACTGCTGGTACAGGCGTAACCCCGGCTCCAGCAACCGCTTTGTCTGTTGGCGACTGGGTTCTAAGCACCGGTTCAGGCACCAACTATAGTAAAATCGCCGTCGTTTCCGGCGCTGCAGGCACGATCAACGATTACGACGTGCTGTGCGATGGCACATACTTTACACCTGACATGACGGGTGTAGCGGATGTGCGTGATGCACTGGAGCTACTGTGGGGTCGTGCTCAAATTGCCACTACCAGTCAGATTGGTGCGGTACTTGAATCAACCGAAGTGCTTGTCGATAACAGCACTGGTGAAATGTCAATCGGAACGGTTGATGATGGAACTTACTGATGTATTACAGGACAGAATCTTTTATCTATAGTCGTGAAAATGTCCCAGTCGGTGGGATGCCAGGCGACATTCTTTTGAAAATCAATGCTGCAAACTATTACACAGCCTGGCGCGACTTCACATACGTTTTTGAAACCTACGACGTTGTGCTTGACGACGGCGAATACTAGACTGTTGTAGTAATCCCGTCCATCTGGAGCTAAGGGAATGGCCTCAACCCATAAGAGTCTGCGTAGCAGCACGGCAAACAAGCGCCCCACTACGTCGATTGCCGATGGTCAGATCGCCCTTAACACCAATACGACGAGTCCCGGTCTGTTTTTCAAGGACAGCACTGGCGCAACAATTATCAAAGTCGGCCCGGTCCATGTTGGTGCCACTGCTCCAAACTCCACTGTTCCCGCCGGCGGAAGCGCCGGTAACAGCACTGGCGAAATCTGGCTCGACACCAGCCTGACCCCCGTCGGCGTAAAGATTTGGAATGGTAGTTCCTTTGTCAACGCCACCCCGATTGGCAGCACTACTGTTCAAGGTCTGTTGGAATTAGCTACCGACGCCGAAACTCAAACTGGCGTTGATACTGCCCGTGCTGTAACGCCTGCCAGCCTGCAGTCCAAAGTTTCTGACAGTACCGGCACTACTAGCTCTACCACGATTGCCAGCAGCACCGCTGTCAAGTCTGCTTATGACCTAGCTGACGCAGCACTGCCGAAATCCGGCGGTGTAGTGACTGGTGCGCTTGAAATTGGCACCACAGGCAGCTTGGTTTTTGAGGGTTCGACGGCTGACGGGAACGAAACTACGCTGGCTGTCGTTGACCCGACCGCTGACCGGACAATTTCACTACCTAACGTCAGCGGCACCGTTATCACCACTGGTGATTCCGGCACTGTCACTAGCGCAATGATTGCCGATAATACCATTGTCAATGATGATATTAACAGTGCCGCTGCTATTGCTCACAGCAAGTTTGCAAGTATTACTGCCGGTCAAGTACTGCTTGGTAATGCTAGTAACGTCCCAACAGCAACCGCCCTGTCTGGTGACGTAGTTGTTAACAGCAGTGGTGTAACCGCCATCAGCAGCGATGTTATTGTCAATGCCGACATAAACTCCAGTGCCGATATTGCCCATAGCAAGCTAGCCAGCATCACAGCGGGTCAGGTTTTGCTTGGTAACGTCAGTAACGTGCCGACCGCCACTGCACTGAGTGGCGACGTGACTGTAAGCAGTAGTGGTGTTACCGCGATCAGTTCGGGCGTAATTGTTGATGCTGACATCAACGCTGGCGCTGCGATTGCCGACACTAAACTTGCCACAATTACCACTGCCAGCAAAGTCAACGGCAGTGCATTGACCGGCACAATTCCAAGTGGTGTCCTTGGTAACTCCACCGTTCATATCGGCACCACTGCAGTTGTACTGAATCGCGCCAGTGCTAACCAAGGTCTGACCGGCATCAGCAGTGTGGCGCTACCCGGCTCCACTTCTGGAACGGTAACTGTCCAACCTGCTGCTGTCGCGGGGACCACGACGATCACGTTGCCTGCCACAACCGGCACCGTTGTAACCACTGGCGACTCAGGCACTGTTACCAGCACGATGATTGCTGACGGCACCATCGTCAATGCCGACGTAAACGCATCTGCTGCTATTGCTGGCACCAAGGTCAGCCCTGACTTCGGTAGCCAGAACGTCATCACCACTGGCACGGTAACGGGCGCCAGCCTGTCACCGACCAGCAGCGCGGTCCCGTCAAACGGGGTTTATCTACCTGCCGCAAACAGCGTAGCCATCAGCACTGGTGGGTCTGGGAGATTGTTTGTTGATGCGAGTGGGAATGTTGGTGTAGGAGCAGCTCCTAGTACAGCTTTCCATGTAACCCGCAGCGCCGCAGATGCAGCAATTCGTGTTGATGGTGGCACCTCAAATACTTCTTTTATTGACTTCCGAATTGCTGGATCAAACAAGTCTTATGTTGGCCTTGGTGGCCTGACTGGCGGCTCTAATAATGATCTAATCAATTACAACAGCAGTGCTGGCAACTGGATTGCTTACACCAACGCCACCGAACGCCTGCGCATCACCTCAACCGGTGATCTGAACTTCAAGGGCGCAGGATCTGCAGGCTCCACTCAGGCCGTCAGTTTCAACGGCAGCGCACCCGTCAACAGCCTCGTTATTAACTCCTCAGGGCATCTAGGCGTGGGGACTAGTTCGCCCAGCAAGCAGCTATCAATTCGCACATCTTCTGCCGATGTAGGTATTTCTCTTGGCGCTGGCGCCAATGCTTTTAATCAAGACATTGATTTTCTAAACAGTGTTGATTCTGTATCTGGTCGGATTCGTTATTATCCAGACAGCGGTTTTATGTCTTTCTGGACATCTTCCGTCGAACGCGCTCGCATCGACTCCAGCGGACGCCTGTTAGTTGGCACGTCTTCTAGCCGTATTGCCGTATCAGTAACACCTGCACTTCAAGTAGAGGGAACAAGTTTCGACGCTGCGTCTATGCAGCTTGTTGAAAATACAAATGACGCGCAAAGCTCCTATTTCACATTTGTCAAATCAAGGGGCACTACTCTTGGATCTAACACAGTGGTCCAAAGCGGCGATGCTCTTGGGCAACTGCGTTTCGCTGGAACTGATGGTTCAAGTCCGATTATTGCCGCATCAATAAAAGTTGACGTTGATGGCACCCCTGGCAATAATGACATGCCAGGTCGCCTAGTGTTCTCGACTACCGCAGACGGGGCGAGTTCTCCGACGGAGCGGATGAGGATTAAGAGTGATGGATATATTTATCTTGGAGATGGTTTTGGCAATACTAATCACAGAATAAGCGGGGTGAACGATATACAGGGAGATCTATTTCTTGTTATCAGTGCTTTTCAGGTCTCTGGTGGATCAGCAAGTGATACCGCTCATTTTTATGGATGTGGTGCGTTTAGTCCTAATGCTGCTGCTGCTGCAGTTAAATTTGGGCATAACACTAGTACCAGTCGTTCGATAAATGCCAGCGGTACAGTAAATGCTTCTGGCGCTGACTACGCCGAATATATGACCAAGGCTGGCAATTTTGACATTGCCAAGGGTAGCGTCTGTGGTGTTACTGCCGATGGATTACTAACACTGGTCTACAGTAATGCCATTAGTTTTCTTGTAAAGTCCACAAATCCGTCCTACGTCGGTGGCGACACTTGGGGCAACGAGGATGTTGTTGGTCTCAAGCCTGATGCCAATGACGCCGACGCCTTGGCTCAGTGGGAAGCTGAGCTAGAAACCGCTCGTCAAAAAGTTGATCGCATCGCTTTTGCTGGGCAAGTTCCTGTAAACGTCACTGGTGCAACGCCTGGTCAATACATCGTTCCAGTGGAATCTGCTGACGGTGGCATCGAAGGCATCGCTAAGAATGAGGCGGACCTGAACCTTGCTGAGTACATGCGTGCTGTTGGCAAGGTCATTGCCATTGAAGATGACGGTCGCGCTCGCATCATTGTCAAAGTCGCCTAAGCCCAGTAGTCCCCTTCACTACGAGATATCAACACTAATCACAACTTCTCTACAACCATTGTTTCTTACATGATGTTCCCAGTTGAGTGCATCTCTTTCATCATAGAAGGTCGCTACTTGTTGTGAGTA